ATACATTCTCAGGCCGTCCAGCATTTGATGCTGCAACACGCGGTTCACTTCAAGGTATTGACGGAATGTCATTTACAATTCCACGTCTTTACACAAATGCTTCTTCAGCAAACGTTGCACCAACAGTTGCAGCAGTTAACGAAGGTGCAGCAACTTCAGAAACTGGGATGACCTCCAGTTATGACACGATTTCGATTCAGAAATATTCTGGACTTAACGAAGTGAGTTTTGAACTCATTGACAGAAGTTCTCCTGCATTTATGGAATTGCTTATGGCTGAGTTAAGAAAATCCTACGAGAAGGCAACAGATACAGCACTTCTTTCAGCATTTGCAACATCAGGAACAGTTGCAGCAACAACAGCAGCAACAGCAGCAGGACTACAATCATTTATTGCAACTGAATCAGCAGCAGCATATAAGGGAACTGGTGGCGATTACGCTAACAAACTTGTTGCTTCAACTGACCAATGGGCTGCAATCATGGGTTACGCAGATGACAACAAGCGTCCTCTTTACGCAGCAGCACAACCACAAAACGCATCTGGTGCAGTTTCACAAGGTTCAACAATTGGCAACGTACTTGGTGCTGACCTTATTGTTGACCATAACATCACAACATCTGGTGTTATTGATGATTCAGCGTTTCTTGTTGCTCCAGGTTCTGTTTACACATGGGAATCACCAACAACTAACCTACGCGTTAACTTGCTTGGTACTGGTCAAATCCAGATTGCACTTTATGGCTACTTGGCAATTTATGTTGGCAAGTCAGGCAAGGGTGTACGTCGCTATAATCTAGTTTAATAACTAGAAACTAAGTCGCTGGGAGTGGGGCGCAGCCCTTGCCTCACTCCCAGTCTTTAGAAAGGATTGCAAATGTCATTATGTACCGTTGCTGAACTTAAAAGCGTATTAGGTGTCGGAAGTTTATATTCAGACGCTACGCTTCAAGAAGTATGCGATGCAGCAGATAATGTAATTCTTCCTATGTTATGGAACAACTCACAATGGGTTGTAGCACATGGCAACACAGGCACAACAGGAACACTTTACTTTGATGTTCCAGTGCAAGAAATTTTTTATGTTGGACAGAGCGTAGTTATTGCCAATTGTGGAACTAAATACAATGGCACTAAAACAATTACTGGTGTTGGGGTTTATTCTTTTAATGTAACAACAACTCACACTAGCGATAATCCACGTCATCCAATTGAACCTTTTGGCTCTGCATCTGGTGAAAGTTATATTGATTGGACATTAGACGCAGCAGTTCAACAAGCAGCAACAATGATTTCAGTAGATATTTGGCAAGCACGTCAAGCCAGCAATTCAGGTGGCATATCACCAGACTTTTCTCCATCACCTTATCGAATGGGAAACACTTTGCTTGCGCGTGTAAGAGGCTTATTAGCACACGCCATTAGCCCAAATTCAATGGTGGGATAATGCCAACAGCATTAACAACTCTTAGAACAACAATTGCAACTGCATTAGTTGATAATTCTTTATACCAAGTTTTTGCGTTTCCACCTGCAACCGTTTTAGCAAACTCAGTTATCGTTGCACCTGATGACCCATACTTAGAAGAAAACAATAATCAGCACAATACGATTGCGCCAACAGCGCGCTTCAAAATCGTGATAGTTGTGCCTCTCCTCGATAACGAGGGGAATTTGAATGGAATTGAAACAGCCTTAGTTGGCGTGTTCAATAAACTCGCAGCGTCCTCATTAACGTATAATGTGGGAGCAGTAAGCCAACCCAGCGTTCTAAACGTTGACTCAGGTTCACTTTTAAGTTGCGAAATGTCACTGTCCGTACTAACCACCTGGAGTTAATATGTCCGAATGGGAAAAAGAGAACGAGGCCTTCCTGAAGAAAATCGGGCAGGTAGCACCAGCACCAAAACCAGTAACTACTAAGAAAGATGAGGAATAACCTAAATGGCTATATTTCTAAATAACAAAGTCGGCGTTAAGGTTAATTCTGTTGACCTTTCTGACCACGTAACAAACGTTACGCTTAATCGCAATTTCGACGAAATTTCAGTCACGGCTATGGGAGATTCCAGTGTTAAGGCCGTCAAAGGCCTAGAATCTTCTTCAATAACAATTGATTTCCTGAATGACACAGCATCAGCAAATGTTTTAGCAACATTACAGGCTGCATGGGGAACAACTGTTACTGTTGTACTACTTCAAGAAAAAGGAACAGCAGTGTCAGCAACAAATCCTTTGTACACCATGAGTTGCCTTGTAAACGGAACTACTGATGTTAATGGAGCAGTTGGCGATATTGGAACTCAATCAGTAACTTGGAACTGTAACTCAACAGTTGCAATAACAACATCAGGCACATTCTAAAAACAAATTAAGGGGCAAAAATGATTAAGTTAAGAATAACAAGAACAGATGGACAAGTTGGAGATTATCCAATTACTCCATTGGTGCAGTACGGTTTTGAAATTTACGCTAAGAAAGGTTTCCACAAAGCGTTTATTGAGGACTCTATGCAGACTTCGCTGTTCTGGCTTAGTTGGGAATGTATTCGCAGGTCAGGTGAGACTGTAAAACCGTTTGGGGAGCAATTCATTGAAACTTTGGCTAACGTCGAAGTTCTTGAAGATGAACCTTTAACGTAGGGCGGAATTCCATCACCTACCTTATCGCTAAACTTAGCGTGAGGATAGGAGTTCCGCCACAACAACTATTAGAACTTGATGAAGTAATGTTACAGAGCCTGATACAGGTTCTTCAAGATGAAGCGAAGGAGGCTAGAGATGCCAACAGAAGTCGTAGGCGCTCTAGCACTTCGTAAAGCATTAAGAGATTACGCGCCAGACTTAGCAACCGAATTGCGCAAAGAGGTTGCTGCTGCGTTAAAACCAGTGGTAACTCGCGCACGCGGTTACGCGCCTAATGACGCAAGCATTATGAGTGGATGGCAACCTGCTTCTATTTACAAAGGTAGGTTTCCTAAATATGAGGCTAATGTAGTCAAAGGCGGCATAGGCTATAAGACATCTCCAAGCCGCGCTAATAACCGTGGTTTTACTTCTTTAGCGGCTATTGAAAACAAATCAGCCATTGGTGCAATTATTGAAACTGCTGGACGCAAAAATCCAGGCGGTCAACCATGGGTAGGACCTGGAAAGAATGTTGCACAAAAGCGTTATTCACATTCTAGAAACCCAGGTGCAGGCGCACAATTTATTAAGAACCTTGGCCCAATCTACGGAGAAAAGAAAACTTCTGGCATTGGTGATAAGCGTGGTCGCTTAATTTATCGTGCATGGAGTGAACAAAACGGCAAAGTTATTGCTGCATACTTTAAGGCAGTTGAGAATGTCACTGCTAAATTTAACAAGCGCACTTCAATTGTAGATGTAAAGAGAGCAGCATAATGGACGTTTCCAAGATAGCCATTCAGATTGCTTCGGAGTTCACAGGCTCTAAGGCTTTCAAGCAGGCTGAAACATCTACACAGAAACTACAACGTCAAGTTCAAAGTCTTGGCCGCACTCTTGGACTTGCACTTGGAACTGCTGCAATAGTTAAGTTTGGCAAAGCATCAGTTAAAGCATTTGCGGCAGATGATAATGCAGCACGTTCCCTAACTAAAACATTAGAAAACCTTGGACTTAATACTCGTTACGCTGGAGATGCTCTTAATGGGTATATATCACGTCTTGAAAAACAAACAGGCGTTCTTGATGACGAACTTCGTCCAGCCATGGACCGCTTACTGCGTGCAACTGGTTCAGTTACCAAATCACAGGAATTACTTAACCTTGCATTAGATATTTCAGCAGGTACAGGAAAAGATTTAACTACGGTTTCTCAGGCGCTCCAAAAGGCGTACCTGGGTAATAATGCTTCATTGGGTCGCTTAGGTGTTGGATTAAGTAAAGCAGAATTAACAAGCAGTTCGTTCTTACAAATTCAAGATAGATTAACAAAACTCTTTGCAGGTCAAGCAACTGACGCTGCTAATTCATTCCAAGGCTCACTAAACAAACTTACTGCTGCTTCTAATAATGCTAAAGAGGCAATTGGTAAAGGATTAGTTGACGCTCTTACTATTCTTGGTGGCAGCAATAGTGGTGGAGTTAATGGAGCAGTTGGCGTTATTGATAAAATATCTAACGGCATTGCCACAGGCACAAAAAACATTGCTTTTATGATTAAGCAATTTGAAAAACTTAAACCAATCATTTTAATCATTGGCGCTGCATTACTTATTGCTTTTGCTCCAATTACAGCAGCAATTGCAGCGCTTGCATTTGTTTTGGCTAAGGGTGGAGAAAATCTTAAAAAAGCCGCATTTGCCCGAGGCGAATATGCTGGTGGAACAGTTAACCAGGGAATGTCCATATCTGGTCAAACAGAAAACGCTCTTGGTAGAAAACAAAGACTTGCTTTAGAAGCAGGTTTGAAGACTAACAAAGAAACACTAAAAATTGATAAAGCGCGTCTTGACGCTCTAAAAAAGATTACAGCAGAACAAAACAAAAAACTTGCACTTGACAAGGCTTCAGCCTTCTTAAACCAAGCACAGAAACTATTTGACCAAGACCGTATTGAATTAGCGGCAGCCGCCATGAGCAAGCAAAGCGATGAGGACAAAGTCCGTATTCGCCTAAAGCAAGAAATCATGGACCTTGAAGATGCAATCAATGAAGGTAACGTAGAAGGCGCTGCTAAGTTAGCCTTAGCAATATCTAAGGACGCTGAACTCCTTGGTCAACTTCGTGGAGATATGATTAAATTGGGTGACGTTCCAAACCCATTTGCAACATGGCTTGCAACTTTACAGGCAATTGCAGCAGCATTAGCAGCATTGGCAGTGGTAGTTCCACCAACAAGCGGTGGGACAAAGTATGGAATTACTTATAGTCCAGGTAACTCTCCTTCAGATATTGCTGCTTCAACAGGACGTTCTTTGCAAGATTCAACATCAATTGCAAACAAGATTTACCAAATGGAAAAAGGAAATAGCAACCTAGCATTTATGGCTAGTGGAGGAATAGTAAATAGTGCTACTTTAGCCATGATTGGTGAAGCAGGACCAGAAGCAGTCATTCCTCTTGACCGCATGGGTTCAATGGGTGGAACAACAGTTATTGTTAATGTTAGCGGTTCTGTTACAACAGAGCGTGATTTAGTATCTGCAATCACTCAGGGCATTTACAATAACCAAGCATCAGGTATTCCAATCTCCTATTCAACGGTGTACTAATGGCATTACCAGCAACTCCTATTGTAAAAATTAACTTAACTCAAGGCGCAAGTTTTGGAACAGTTTTAGTGCTTGGAACTGGTCAATTAGGTTTTTCTGAACTTGGTACATTTGTTCCAAACATTGTTGATGTTTCCGCTTCTGTTCTAAAGATTTCAACACGCAGAGAACGTAACCTTTTGCAAGATAAATACATTTCTGCAACTGCTGTTGTGCGCGTCAACGACCCAACGGGAAATTTTAATCCCCAGAACACGTCATCAATTTATTATCCTAATATTCAACCGCTACGCAAGATTCAGATTCAAGCAAATTATTCTGGAACTTTGTATCCAATCTTTTCGGGTTACATTACGGAATACAAATATACATACCCAACATCTCAAGAAACGGGATTTGTTGATTTCATTTGTTATGACGCATTTAGATTATTCTTTAATTCAAACGTAACAACAGTTACTGGTGCTACTGCTGGACAAGATACAGGTACACGTATTGGCAAGATTTTGGATGTAGTTGCTTGGCCTCTCTCTCAGCGTTCAATTCAAACTGGTAACACAACTTGCCAAGTTGA